AAGAGATGGCACGATTCACCGAAGCGCAACAGCAGCAGAACGCTATAGCCGAACAGCAGTTAGAGACATCAAGACTACAAACAGAGATCCTGGGCAGAGAGCAAGACAGGCTCGACGCTGAGACTAAGATAAAGATCCAAGAGACTATCGGCAAACTAGAGAAGATGCGGTCAGAATCCATATTGAACCTAGAGAAAGCCGAAACAGAAGAGACAAAGAACCAAATAAGCGCTTACACCGCCGAGCTAAACGGCACCATTAGTATGTTAACTGCGATAGGAGCAGACGATGTTAGAAGAGCTAATAACAGAGACAAAGTCACGGCACAGCAAACGGCCAATATCCAAGGAGGTGTACAGTAAATGGCGAAGTTCTGCCGTTACTAAACGCCTTTTCGAAGACTTGGAGCTAGCTGTAATAAATAGCTTCCAAGACTACCTCCCCGAAGATTCCCGCGACGGTATCGTTATTCAATCCATGCTTAGGCAAGGAGAGATGGCTATGGTCGAGCAAGTCTTAGACTGGAAGCCCACTGGATTGGAGGATATGCACGATGAAGATTAAGCCATTAGGTTTTTACGTATTAATCGAGATGGAAAAGGTCGAGGAAGTAACGGCTGGCGGCATCATCCTAAACAACGACATGGTTAGCAAAGAGCAAGACGCCACTGATGTAGGTTATGTTCGCGCTATTGGGCCTACTGCTTATCATGGGTATCCGGGGTGTGATCGAGAAGCGCATATCCCTGAAAGCAAACGGATCACTGATGGTGTTGTTGATTATGATATGAAACCAGTGCCTCCCGCTGAGTGCTGGGGCTTAGAAATCGGCCAGAAGATTGAATACCGCCGTTTCGAGGGCAAGAAGTCAGTCGTAGAAGACTATGAAAACTACCGTTACATTCCTGATAGCCACATCATTGGAGCAATAGACGATGAATGAAGCAGCCGAGCAAGAAGCTCAAGAAGTTGAGCCGCAAGAAACCCAAACAACCGAGCCAACCGCTGAAGATATTGCGCGTGAAGGTGGGTGGCGACCCAAGGAAGAGTGGGAGGGAGCGCCGAGTGAGTGGCGCAGCGCCGAGGTATTCAATGAGCGCGGCGTGTGGATTAAGAAGCACCGCGAGCAAGATAAGCGCCTTAATGATATGGAGGCGTCGTTTAATACTCGCCTTGATAACAGCAACAAGCTACACAAGGCCCAGCTTGAGACTCAAAAGGCTGACTTAATCCGCAAGCGTGACGCCGCTATTGATCTTGCTGATCGAGAAACAGCCAATCAGGTACAGGGCGAGATCGATAACCTCGCTACTCCTGAAGTGGCCCCGGCGGTTAACAACGATCAGACTTTTCTTGATAACTGGAATCGTGAGAACCCTTGGATTCTCCAGAACACACCGAAGGCGGCTTATGCCAAATCACAGTTTGGTCACTATCAGCAGAGTGGACAAGACGCACAGACAGCTTTAGCTAATGCTGAGCGTGATGTGGGTCGTGAATTTCCCGAGATCAATCCCGCTCGTGATAATCACCCAACGCCAGAAGGCGGATCAAAGCCGGGCGGTAAGCGTGGGGCAAGGGCGCTGACTATGGCTGATTTGACCAACGAAGAGGCGCGCATCTACCGGAGTATGCCGGGAACATGGGCGAGCGAGAAAGACTTCCTTAAAGCCGTACAAGATTCTAGGAGCTAGAATATGAATGAACGTAAAAAGCCTGGGCCTAAGCCTGGAACAAAACGCAACACTGTTGAACGTGGTCGCACCGGCTCAGATCTTCCCCCGGCTATGCAAATGTCTGACAAGGGACTGGTTGCCGGCTCAAGAGAAGAAGTTGCTCATTCAGCTGGTCGTCCTGCTCGTGTATCGATGGGCAATATGAAAAAGCTAGGTGTGCCGAATGGATTGATTGAAGAAGGCTATTACTATCGGTTCTTCCAAGATCGTGAGGGCCGCGTAGCTCAAGCTAAATCTGCTTACTATGAGCACGTCGTTGATGAGCAGGGTAACAACTTCACTCGCCAGAGCGGCCCTTATACCATGTATTTGATGCGTTTACGTCAAGAATACCGTGATGAGGACAACTCTTTGAAACGCAAGCGGGTTGCTGCTACACTAGAGCAAGAGGCGCAAATTGGGGCCAACGAGTACGCACCTGATGAAAAAGGTCGTGCTGAAGGCGGTAATAGCGCAATACGGCATCATTCTAGCGATAGCCATCAAGCATAAACTCGTCAAGCGGTTAGACCGGCCGTAAGTTGATAGAGAAAATTAACGGGGTAACTCCCTTTTGTTTTTTTAATTAACTTATGGAGGTCTACCATGCCAGGTGGATTCAAACTAGCCAACACAGACTCCCAAGGAGATGTGACCGGCAAACAAAAGACATTTTCAGTCTTAGCAGCTACAGCCGAGGTAATTGCTCCAGGTGATCTTGTACGGATCGCCGGTACTGCTAACGCTCAAGGTGTCGCAGATGTATCAATCGCCCCCACCAGTACAGCATCTACAGGTGTTGTTATGTCGGTTGACCCGACTATCTCTGGTGAGGCTCTTTCCTCAACTCATCACGCCGCATCTACTCTAGGCACGCTTAAGGTCAATGTTGACCCTAACGCCGTCTACGAAGTTGATGTTGCTAATGGCCCGCTTTTAATTACTGAAGTCGGTCTAAATTGTCCTGCTGTCGTCACTGAAGCTACTGCTTCGGGTGGTTTATTTCCGTCTGTTATGACGGCTAACGCTACCGGCGCGGCAACTACTTCCACACTTCCTTTACACATTGTTGGTCTTTTAGAAGATTCGGACGGTGTATTGGGTAACGTCGCCCTTGTGCGTCTTAATGCAACTACTGTAGCGCCTGGCGCAACCGGAGTATAAATCATGGCTTCTGGAACAATTAGCACAGGCTCATTACCCCGGCTATTACAAGACGGCGTAAACAAGGTCTTCGGCGACTCTCTAAAAGAGCACGACACGAAATGGGACAAGATGTTTTCAATTCATCAATCGTCCAAGAATTTCGAAGTCGATGTTCAATTGGAAGGTTTTACTCGGGCGACAAGCAAAAATGAAGGCGATGATATTACTTTTGATTCTCGCCAACAGGGCTTTACCCCTAAATATCAACACACCACCTTTGCCAAGGGTTACATCGTAACCGAGGAAGCATTGGAAGATGAGCTTTACGGTCAGTTAAATGACGGTGCTCGCGCTCTTGCTCGTAGCATGAACCTTACGAAAGAGATCGAAGGCGCTGCCATTTATAACAATGGCTTTGATGCTGGCTCGTTGATGACGGACGGTGACGGCGTGGCGTTGTTTTCAACGGCTCACCCTAACGGCCCTTCTGGTGGCACTTACTCAAACCGCTTAGCTATCGATGCTGATTTATCAGAGACTGCCTTGGAAGATATGCTCATCCAAGTTCAGACTATCACCGATGCTCGCGGTCAACAGGCGGCTCTTCAGGCTCAGCGCTTGATTGTTGCACCTGCTAATGGCTTTGAGGCCCAGCGTATCTTAGGCTCTGTTTTGCAGAATGATACCGGCAACAACGCTACTAACGCAGTGCGTGACATGAACTCTGTCCGTGATGGCTTTATGGCTAACCCCTTCTTGACTGATGCTGACGCATGGTTCTTGACTACTGATGCTCCGCAAGGGCTTAAGTACTTCACCCGCCGTGCTGTACGCTTTGGCCAGGATAACGCCTTTACTTCAGGTAATGCGCGCTTTAAGGCTGATGAGCGTTATGTGTTCGGTTGGTCTGATGCTCGCGGTGCCTTTGGTACTGCTGGCGCCTAAACCCTATGATGCGTCCCTGCTGGTTAAGTTGCGGTTGGAATCCGTGAGGCGCACTGGAGATTTAAAATGGCACGATTAACAAAGTTCCCAAATGGCTTAAGTTCGTTTCTGGTTGACTCTAACGCAGTTGAGAAGACCGCAAACTATACGGTGATCATCACTACAGACTCCGGTAAGACCTTTACCAGCGAGACGGATGGTGTTGTATTTACCTTGCCTAGCATTGCTATTGGTAACACTATTACTTTCGTAAACAACGCTGTAGACGGCGCGGCTGACTTGACTATTAGCCCCGCTGCTTTGGATGGTATCACCTACGCCGGTAGTTCAACCGACGATAAGGATCTGATCAATACCAAAGCTACCGCTAAGCGTGGCGATTTTGTCACCCTAGCTAGTCTTGATGGTGTTGTTGCATGGCAAGTAGTAGCTGTCCGAGGTATTTGGGCTAAAGAAGCAGCATAACTGAGTTTGTGAGGGTTACTTATGAAGAATCGCTTTGTACGTGGCACTCACAATGTTATCTCTGACATCTCCGGCCAAGAGTTTAAACGGTCGGAGATGGTTTATAACTGGAAGGGTCAATTAGTTGACCGAGTTACAGAATTTGAAGAGAAGCACCCACAGCTTCTTATTCGCGGCAGGACGGAAAGAATAGCAGTAACCGACGGAACAAGAGTTGAAGCCGCAGATCCCCCCTTATTAGATCCACCACTTAGCCCGAGCGACATGATATGACTGCCGTATTAACTGCAACAGCAAAAGATATTGTAGAAGCGGCATTGAGGCTAATTGGCGAGATAGACGCTCATCAATCCGTTGATGCTGATGATACACAAGATACCTTGCAGGCTCTTAATTACATGATTAAGGGCTGGCAGAACCAAGGCCTTCACTTATGGACAAAGACCGAGGGTATTCTATTCCTCGATGTTGGCAAGACTGATTATCTATTAGGGCCGTCCGGCGATGAGGCCACCAATGTAGATGACTTAATTACCACAGCCTTATCGGTTGCTGGTATTGCCACAGATACCACTATTAACGTTGATTCCTCTACCGGCACGACTGTTGGCGACACCATAGGCATTCTGCTTGATGACGGCACCAGGCAATGGACAACAATTGAATCTATTCCAGACGGCCTCTCTGTTGTTATTCCGGCACCAGGCTTAACCGGCGCGACGGCTATCGATAACTCTGTATTTTCCTATACCGATATATTGGATCGCCCGGTAAGATTGCTACAGCTGCGCAGGGATAAATTAAACTCTACTGATGAAGAGATCGAAGCCGAGCAGTGGTCAAGGGAAGAGTACTTCGCGCAACCGGATAAAACGTCGCAAGGTACAATTAATAACTGGTATTACTCGCCGCAATTAACCGATGGCAGGCTTTATATCTGGCAGACAGCCAATGACGCCGATCAGGTTGCAAAGTTTACCTATGAGCGCCCTATAGAGATCACACTTGATACTTCTGAAAATCCGGACTTTCCGGCTGAGTGGTTTAGGACGCTTAAATATAATCTCGCTGCTGACATTGGCGCTGAATACCGGCTGCCACAAGATCGCCTAGATAGAATTGAGCTAAAGGCGCAGCAGTTGCTAGAGGGCTCTTTGGGCTTTGATCACGAGCCTGATTCTTTGTCTATGCAGCCATGGATAGGTCACTAATATGGCCAGGGTTGAATTAGATTTTGCCGACGGCTTTTATGTCAGTCAATCCGGGCCGTATCTTGAGAAGCGGGCGGTTAACGTTTACCCAGTAATACCTCAGTCTTCAGCAGTCACGGCTAGGGCATTATTTCATACTCCCGGCATTGCCCCCCTGAATAGCACGTTATTTGGAACCAGCCGAGGCGCTCTTGTCTTCAGTGACGGTACACCTTATCGGGTCATCGGCGCCACGCTATATTCTTTTGATCATCTTGGCAACGAGACAGATCACGGTGTTATATCCGGGTCGTCTGATGTGTCCATGGCGTCCAATGGAATTAACATCGCAATTGTTAACCCTACAGGCAATAGCTATTTCTTCACGCCGGCTACTGGTGTTTTAGAACTAAGTAATAGCGCTGCATTCCTAAGCTTTGGTCAGGCCACTAGCGTCGAGTTCAAGGGCGGCTACTACGCCTATACAACTGATTTAATCTGGTTCTCATCTTCAGCCAAGACAATTAATGACGGCAAAGATTTCAATGCCTTAGACTTTGCGGATGCTGAAATAAACCCCGACTTAATTGTTAGAGGTTTCAATGATCACAATCAGCTGTACATTCTTGGCGATACGACTACGCAAGTTTATCGCAATATTGTTACTGAAGGCTTCCCGTTTCAGGTAATCCCTGGCGCTCTAATACCCAAAGGCTGCGCAGCCAGAAACACGGTTATTTCTTTTGACAACTCTTTTTTGTTTATGGGTGGTGGCATGAATGAGAAGCCCGGAATTTATCGCGCGCTCGGTTCTAGTCTTGAAAAAATATCAACTCAATCAATTGATCAGCTTATCCACGGTAATTCGGAAGAGGTTATAAGCAACGCCAGGGCTTTCTCATACGCCGAGGACGGTAATTACTTTGCCGTATTTACAGTGGGTGATAATACCTTTGTCTATGATCAAACAACCTCACAACTATCTGGTAAGCCGGAGTGGCACGAAAGGCAGACAGGAGTGACCAACGGCACCGGGTTCCAGAGATGGCGCGCTGTTCACGGCGTTAAGGCCTATGGCAAGATACAGGTTGGTGATGACAGGTCAGGGCTGGTTGGTGAAATAGATCGAGACACCTATACAGAATATGGCAATACCATCGAAAGGTTTTGGACGACGAAACCTTTTATTAATAACGGCGATGACATCTTCTCGCATGAGATTGAGCTTGTGATGCAGACGGGCCTAGGCGACGCGACAACACCTGACCCAATAATAAGAATGGACTACTCAGACAATGGGAGCAGGTCATTTAATAGCGAGATCAGGAAATCAATGGGCAAGGTTGGCGAATATAAGAAGCGCGTTCGCTGGTCTAGGCTGGGCAGAATACCGCTGACCCGTGTATTGAGATGGAAAACTACCGAGCCGGTGCCTATTAACGTGCTTGGTTTGTTTGGCAACGCTGAGACTACTAGCAGTGGCTAGTGATATTGAGTCGCCCACAAGAGGCGAGCCGATATTTGATCAATTCGGCCAGTTTACAATCAGATACGCGGAGTTTTTTAGTAAGACCTCTGTTTCTGTTAATGAATCTGCCGATACTATCACCATAATTAACGAAGATATTGATGCTTTAACACTAAGAGTCGTAGCTTTAGAATTAAGAATGGCTGCGGTTGAGTTAAGAATGGAAGCGGTTGAGTTAAGAATGGAAGCTGCCGAGGCTGATATTGTCGATCTTCAGGGCTTAACAGTAGTAACAGCAGTAGATTACACGATAGACGGCACAATAACCGGTCATCAAACGATTGTTTGCACAAATGATTTAACTGTTAGCCTTGATCCGACTCCAAGCGACAGAGATACGGCTACAATTAAAGTTGGCCAGGCGAACACCAAAGTTATTATCGATGGTAATGGCAAGTTAATAGAGGCTGATTCAACCATGACGCTAAGACGGCGACAAACAAAAAGGCAGATAGGCATGGATCTAGAGTACTCAGCAGAACTTGATAAGTGGTTTACAACATGAGTGACGTTCCAGAGCAAGAACTACAGCAGACAGCCTATGGCGATCTAGTAACCGCCCAGCTTGACCCTGAAATTCAGATAAGCGCTGAGTATAATTCAACCGGGTTTGTCGATCAGATTGCCACAGGTGGAAGCACGACAGGAGCTACGGGCGGCGAGTATTTTGGAACCGTCGGAACCGGCACCACCGACATTGCCGCCATCTTCTCTAAAACACAAATAATCCCTAGGCACGGGCAGGGCTCTCTGTTCAGGTTTTCTGCCAGATTCGATGCAGGCGTTGCTAGTAGCCGAATGGTTGCCGGTGCCGCTACCGCTAGCGATGCTATTGCATTTGGTTATGAAGAGGCCGTGTTTGGCACTTTCTACACGCATGGCGGCGCGGTTGTAGTTTATGAGCTACAGATCACCGGGGCGGCAGCTGGCGCAGAGAATGCCACTGTTACAATAGATGGCACAGGATACACGGTGCCTTTGACGGCGGGAACGGTAAACCATAACGCATCAGAGATAGCGACCTCTCTAAATTCACAAGTTCCCCTATATAATTTCTCGCAGGTCGATGACCTTGTGGTTTTACGTTCTATTCTGGCCACTCCAGAAACCGGCGCTTTTACATTCTCTAGCGCTACAGCCACGGGAACTTTTACGCAGATAGCAGCAGGCGTTGTTCCTACTAGGGATTTCACGGCGCAGACTAGCTGGAATGTAGATGTGAAGGCAGATTTAGACCCCTCAAAAACAAATTACTACTCTATACGCCACAATGGCGATATTGAATATTACGTGCAAGATCAATTGACCGGGCAAGAGTTTCTTGTTCACCGGCAGCAATTACCCAACACGCTAACTACACCTGTATTCGGCAACGCGTCATTCAGGATGGTGTGGTCGGCTACCAACTTTGGAAACACTACACCAATAACCATTAGCGGGTCACACGCCGCCGCATTTGTTGAGGGATTTGGGAAGCTTATCCCTCCTTCAATCTCTGAAGAGAGTGACGCCACAGGCATCGGCACGACTTTAACTAATATCCTAACTATCAGAGTTCGCCAGGTTTTTGGAACGCAGGTGAATCTAGGTAGGATTATACCGCTCGCGGCGTCTGCGTTTTCAACAGGTTCAAAAGGCTCCGAGATAGAAGTTCTCTGCGACGCAACATTCTCAGGCGAAACAGATTACACCTATGAAGATGAAGACTCATCTATTGTAGAGATTGATACCACTACCACAAACACCATAACAGGTGGCGAAGTTCTCGATTCCAAGGTTTTTCTTGCCGATGCAGATATTGACCTATCGGCTCTAAATGATCGAATCCAGCCCGGCAGTACGTTAACTATAGCGATGCGAGTTATTCAGACGCCTGCAGCAGATATGGGTGCAGCCCTGGTCTGGCGAGAAGAGTTCTAATAGAGCACGATCAATACAAATAGCGGCTTGTGGTGTACAATAAGAACACAATTATAAGGTTGATAATGATTACATTAAAGCAGGCTGAAAGCGTTGAAGAGGTGGATCTTATATTGAGAGATCCCGAGTTATTCGACCGCATTGCCGAGGATGGAATAAAGGATTACCAGACGCCATTCGATGGTCATCAGCGCTATATGATGATAATGAAGGGTGATACCCCAATAGGGGTCTGGAATCTTTACCCTGTTAATACTGCGACCCTTAACATACATTGCAACATATTGGCTCCATATAGAGAGTACGGTAAATTAGCCGGCCATCTGATTCTTGAGTGGTTCGTTAATGATTGCCCGGATCAATATCAAAAGCTCAACGCTGAAATACCAAAGATTTATCCAGAGGTTTATCACTTCACTAAAAACTTTGGGTTTCAGGATGAGGGAATTAACAGATTATCAATTAGCAAAAACGGTCAATTAGTAGATCAGTGGCGATTAGGTATTACGCGGCAAGAAGTCGCTGAATCGATTCGAGAGGCGGCGTAATGTCAAAAGTTAAAGACACTTTCTTTGGTGGTGCCGAGAAGGATGCGGCAAAAGCTGCGGCAAAGGCACAGGCAGCAGCTGCCGGGCTGACCGCTGAGCGCTTGGTAGAAACCGAGGCGCAGGTTAGCCCGTTCATCTCCCAGGAAGCCGGGCCATCACTTCAGGCTCAGCAGGCGCTATCTGGTGCGTTAGGGCCGGAGGCTCAGGCTCAGGCATTTGCCAACTTCCAGGAAGATCCGGGCACCGAGTTTCTGCGCGAGCAAGGGCTTAGGCTTGTCACTTCTGGCGCTGGCGTTTCTGGTAATCTAGGTGGTGGCGAACGGCTTAGGGAGCTGACTAAATTTAGTCAAGGCTTGGCGCTTCAGGATTTAGGCAATCGATTTAATCAGCTTGGCGCAACATCAGCAGGCGAGCAAGCATTAACTGCACAGCAGCAGGCGGCGGCAACTAATCTCGGAAGCCTCAGATCAGGCCTAACCGCTCAGCAGTCTGGCGCAATCGTTGGCGAAGGTCAGGCGAAGGCTGAAGGGTTAGTAGCATCGGCGGCTGGATTAAGGGGTGGTATTACTCAATTAGCTGCTGCGGGCGCAGGTGGCATCGGTGGCGGTGGGGCTGCGGGCGCACTATCAGCAGCATTCGGAGTTTAATCATGGCTAACGGTTTATTTATAGAATCATTCAGGGGTGCCGGTACTTCAGGCGCTCCAGGTGTCGGCTCTACGCAAAGAGGCCTGCAACTTGCAGAGTCTGGAAGATTGGGGCTTCAAGACGCCAGAGATCAGGCTAGAATCAACTCCTTAATTCAGGGTGCTATTCAGCTGAATCAAATCCGCGACCCACAGCAGAAGGTAGCCTTTCTTCAGAATCGCCGTGCCGAGCTAGAGCAATCAGGCATCGGCACCGAAGACACGGATGAGGCCTTGGCGTTTGCTAATGCCGGTGATTTCGCAAGCCTTCAAGAAGTAACCGATCAGGCTATTGAGTTGGGTCAAAGGCTTTCTGGCGGGTCTAGCGCTAGTGCTAGCGCTTTCGCCCCACAAACTATCCGCAAGATTATCGGCCAAGATGAAGAAGGTAACGATGTTTTCCAGCTATTTGACCGTCAAGTGTTCTTTAATCCAGCGGATAACACCACATCGGTTAATGAGGTGCCAAT